CAGAAGCGGCTCGACGACAAGGCCAGGCCTGACGAGAAGATCGAGTTCCTCTTCGCAGTGCTGCCACGCAAGGAAGGCCGGGCAGGCGCCAGCCTTGCCCGCAACCTGCCGATCGCCAACATCGTGATCGAGGTGGAGACCAAGCACGAGGTGCAGGTCTCGGGCTACCACGAGCTACCCTACATCGCGCCGCGCTGGGATACGTCGTCGGGCGAAGACTACGGGCGCTCGCCCGGCATGGTGGCGCTGCCGGACAGCAACACCTCGCAGGCCATCGGCGAGACCATGCTGGTGGCCGGCCAGCGGGCAGCGGATCCGCCCATCCTGGTGCCGTCCGACGCCTTCATCGACGCGCCCAACACCTTCCCGGGTGGCCTGGGGCACTATGAGGCCGACGCGATCCGCGACCTTGGCTTCGATCCCTTCAAGGTGCTGGACGTCGGCCGCAACTTCCCGCTGACCCGCGACATTCAGCAGGACACGCGGGAGATGATCCGCAGCGCTTTCCTGCGCAACAAGTTCAACCTGCCGATCCCCGGCGAGGCGGACATGACCGCCACGGAGGTGATCGCCCGCCAGAAGGAGTTCATCCGAGAGATGGGCCCTGTGTTCGGGCGCATCGAGGCTGACTACACGGCGCCGACTGTGGAGCGCTCCTTTCAGTTGATGCTGCGCGCCGGTGCTTTCCTGCCGGTGCCGCCATCGCTGCAGGGCAAGAGCGTCCGCTTCGAGTACGAGAGCCCGGTGAAGCGCATCCGCGAGCAGGCGCAGGCTGTAGCGGCCGGCGAATGGGTGCAGCAGCACATCACCGCCGCGGTGGAGACCCAGCGCCCGGACATTTTGGACGCGGTCAACTTCGAGGAGTTCTCGGCCTTCACCGCCCAGGCGTTTGAGGTGCCGAACCGCATTGTGAACGGCCCGGACCGCATCGCCGAGATCCGCGCTGAACGCCAGCAGGCCCAGGAGGGCGCCCAGATGGAGGCCGACATGCACTCCGGCGCCGATTTGGCCGAGAAGCTGGCTGGAGCCGCCAACAAGGCCGGGCTTACCCAGCAGCCGCCTGCTGCCGCACCGGCACGTCAACCCGCACAGCAAGGAGCCCGATAGATGGCTGGTGGTGAATCATACTGGATCGAGCGCGCGCAGTCGGCCGAGGCCGCGCTGTCGACGTGCCGAGACAACCAGGACCGCGTGAAGGAGAAGCTGCGCGGCATGATGGAGACGCTGGGCGCCAAGGAGAAGGGCAACGGGTCGATCGACATCAACTATGACACTTTCGTCGAGCGCCTCGGCATCGAGGGGGCGCTGGCGGTCCGGGCGATCATCGACCAGAAGTACAGCATCACCGGCGCTGCGGGAGAGAAACCGCGCGTGAAGGTGGCGCCAGCCTCGTGAAGGAGGACGTCAACGCCGTCATCGACGCCATGGGGGCGTTCCTCGCAATGGAGCGCACGCCCATGGACCGCTACCGGGACTTCCGGGCCGTGTTCGGCACCGACGCCGGCCAGCGCGTCCTGCAGGACATCATGGGCTTCGGCAACATGTTCCGGGGCTCGGTCATGGGGGAGAACTCCCACGTGACCTACAAGTACGAGGGCCGGCGCGAGCTGGCGCTCATGATCCTGACCACCTACACCCGCGAGCCCGGCGCCGAAAGGCCGCAGCAGGGCCGCAGTAAGCCTGAGGAGTGAGCATGTTCGTCCGTGACCAGTTCGGAAACCTGATCTTCGTTCCCCGCAACACCTGCTTCGTCGAGGGCGAAGGGGAGGGTGCGGGCGGTGGTTCTGCCGGTGTCGCCGGCGCGGGTGGCTCGCAAGGGGCCGCTGGCGGCGCTGCGGCGGGCGCTGGTGAGGGTAAGGGCGCTGAGGGTGCTGCGGCTGCCGGGGAAGGCGCCGCCGCTGCTGCGGCTGCCGCAGCCAAGATCAAGGAGGGTGCAGCCGCAGCCGACTGGCGCGCCGGCCTGCCCGACGACCAGAAGAAGCACGCCGAACGCTTCAGCAGCCCCGCCGACCTCGTGAAGGGGCACATGGACCTGCGCCAGCAGCTCTCCAAGGCCATCGTCGTGCCGGGCAAGGACGCCAAGCCGGAGGACGTCGAGGCCTACAGGAAGCAGATCGGCGTGCCGGATAAGGCCGAGGGCTACAAGTTCAAGATGCCCGAAGGCGCCGAGCCGACCGAAATCGACAAGGCCTTTCATGGCACGATGGCCGAGGCCTTCCATGCGCTGAACATCTCAGGCGAGCAGGCCAAGGGGCTGAACAAGGTCTGGAACGACGTCACGGCGGCGATCCAGGCCGAGCAGGTGGCCGAGGACAAGCGGTATGCCGAGGAGTCCGAGGCGGCGCTGCGCAAGTCCTGGGGCGGCGATTGGGACAAGAATTTGGCCCATGCCGAGCGTGCCGCCAGTCAGATGTTCGGCGACGACTTCGAGGCGATGCGGGCGCTCGAGGGCAAGGATGGCCTCTTCCTGATGGACAACCCGGTCATGCTGAGGGCGCTCGCCAGCCTCGGCCGCGAGATGGCTGAGGGCGGGCTGGTGCCGCCCATGAGCGCCGATGCCGCCGAGCAGGCCGAGGAGCAGCTGAAGAGCCTGCGCACCAAGCAGGCGGAGGCCCAGGCTGCCGGCGACAGCAAGCGCGCTAACCAGCTGTACGCCCAGGAGCAGCAGCTGCTCGCCAAGATGAAGGGCTCCAAGCCTATCGTCGGGTCCCAGGGCCGGGCAGCTTGATCAATATCTTGTTCCCGGCTTGACAGCGGGCACAAGACAGCATAAGCATGTAGTAGATTTTCTGCCCGATGTGGCTCCCCGCGCGAGCGGCCCCGCCTGAAGGCAGCATCACAGTCCTGAAGCCCCTGCGGCGACAGAAGGCGGCCCCGAAAGGCTCCCCGCCCGACTCCCAAAGGCTCCCGGAAGGAATGTTGATCCCGACAACCTCTTGTTTGGGAGCGACATTCATATGTCCACCTCGATCGATACCGCCTTCATCACCTCCTACGAGGCGAAGGTTCACGAGGTCTTCCAGCGCCGCGGCTCCTATCTGAAGGACGCGGTGCGCATGAAGACCGATGTCGTGGGTTCCACGGCAGTTTTCCAGAAGATCGGCAAGGGCGTGGCGACCACAAAGGCGCGTCACGGCACCATCACGCCGATGAACCAGACCCACACGGCGCCGAGCTGCACGCTGGCGGACTTCTACGCCGGCGACTGGGTTGACCGTCTCGACGAAGCCAAGACCAACATCAACGAGCGCGATGCCCTCGCCTCGGGTGGTGCCATGGCCCTCGGCCGCAAGGTCGACGACCAGATCACCACGGTGCTGGACACCACTACGCAGGCCGAGGTGACCATTACAGTGACCTCCAAGGCGGCCATCCTGGCCGACGCCCTGACCTTCGTCGAGGCGCTCTGGGACAACGACGTGCCCAACGACGGCATGGTCTATTGCGTCATCACGCCGCGCCTCTGGTCGCAGTTCATGACCCTGGAGCAGTTCAACCGCAGCGAATTCGTTCGTGCGGATGGCATGGCCTGGGTCACCGGCCCGCAGATCGGGGCGGCCAAGTGGAAGGAGTGGATGGGCATCAAGTTCAAGATGCAGACCGGCCTTCCGGGCGCTGGCACGGCCACGGCCAAGGGCTTCGCCTGGCACTCGACTTCCGTCGCCTACGCCTCGGGTGCCCACGCGGGCAACATCGCGGCCAACGGCTCGGTGGGTGCCGATGTCACCTGGCACGGCGATCGTGCGGCTCACTTCGTGAACCACATGATGAGCGGCCAGGCCTGCATGATCGACGACACCGGCGTCATCGAGTCGAATCACGACGACACGACCGCTGTCGCGGCGTCGTAAGGGAGGGCTGAACCATGGCTTACACTGCTGGCAATCTGGCGCTGATCTCCAGCGTCAATGGCTTCGGCCTCTACCGCTACGAGACGACCGACGAGCAGGTCACTGTCGAGGCGGCGGGGTATTTCAACAACCTCGATGACAACCTGAACCTCGCCAAGGGCGATGTCATTCAGGTCTGGACCTGGGTCACGGCGGTTCGTACCGGGACCATCGGAAAGGTGGGCGTGTTCGCCGTTACCAACGTGATCGCCAACGACGCGGCGGCCTCGGCCGGCAACGTCAACATCGCGGAGATCGGCATCTCCTCGGCCGGCGCCGTCTCTTCGCTGGCGTAACTTGCCCTCTGGGCTGGAGCAAGGGGGGGCCAACGCGGCTCCCCCTTATCCCTTGCGACACTCCGGCCCTGTCCTGGTCTGCGGCAATGCCTTCTGCCTGCACGAAGACCTGGAGCGGGCCAGGGCGCTCTTTCCCGATGCGCCCATCATCGCCATCAACGGGGCGGCGGCCGAGGTCAAGGCGCTCGCCCTCTACAGCTGGCACCCGGACCGCCTTGCCGCGCGCCCCTTCGCCTGGATCGAGAAGCAGCGGGCGCTCTTCGGTGGCGGCTTCACGGTGCACGGCGCCCGGCCCTATCCCGAGATGCCCTGGGTGCAGCACTGGTGGCACTGCACCAAGAAGGGCGGCGGCGGCTCGGCCTGGGGCGCGCGCAAGATGGC